ATAGAGTCCTTGTGACCCATCAAGCAGATACGATCTGTTGTAGAATTACCTGCGCCAGTATCAGCATTGCTAGATGTGAACACGGGGATACCATACAGTTGACCGATTTCACCAGTACGGATTGCGTTACCATTACCCACAAAAGCCTGTTCTGTATAACGGGAAAGACCCATCAACGTATTGCGGCTTGAAGGAGGAATGATGAAGAAACGACCATCCATAGGAGTGTCATTGTCATCCAAACGCTGAATCGTGCGACGAATAGCGGCATCAGTCAACGCAGAAGCATTGGAAGATGTGCTGTTGTAAGCAGTAGTACCATCACCGCCAATAAAGGCTTTGGTGGATGTATTGCTTGTTGCGTAGTCGTTAGTACCGACAGTTGCACCATTGAAAGCACGACCCAATTGGATCAAGTCGGTATCAACTTGTTTAGCCAAAGCGTAACCAGCATCGGCAGTATAGAACTGACGCAAACTGTTCAATGCTTGTGCTTCAACAATGTCCTCAATGAAACGTGAGTACTCATAGTGCTTGTTAATCAAGACTTGAACTTCTGTCTCAGTATCGGCAATCAGAGTCACAGCAGTAGATGCCGCTTTCGCTGTAGCTGAACCACGGGTAGGTGCGGGAATGTGAACTGTGTCACCCTTCTTGCCCTTGAAGTTCATCTTCATTACGATGTTAGCCAAAACAAGGTTTTTCTTGTATGCGGCTACGATTTCATCTGACCAGATTTCTGGGATGAATTTGTCTGCGGTTGTTACTGTAACCGCTGGTGTTGGATATGCCATGATTAAATCTCCTAAAGTTTAACGAACTCGACCTTCTGAGTATGCTGCCATAATTTCTTGACTTAAAGCATCATAACGATCTGGGTCTTGCATTTTGAGCCGAATAAGGTCTGCCCTTCTGTATACCCTCTTTGATGATTCACCAGAACCACCTACATCAACACCTACTGCTTTTAAGTTCTGTTTGCGAGTTACCTCGCCCTCATTACTTGTTTGCTTCTGTTTAACAGAACGTAGCTGTTTATAGGTAGATAGCAATTCATTGGCTGAGTCGTAATCATATCCAGAATCGGCTTGCTCGAAGATTTTAATGCGAATAGGGCTAGATTTCACCCAATTTGCAAAGTCCTGATCTTTGGCAATGTCTCCAAAGTCGGGATGCTCTTGCGCTAACCTTTGCTGAATCTGTGACCTTTTCATTTCTAGCGTTACTTGTCGTGCCGCTAGGATGTCTGGGTGATTATCAACAGTCTTTTGAACTGCCTTCTGTGGATTCTCAAAGAAATCTACTTCAGGCTCTTCCTGTCTAGTCTGTTGTTGTCGTGAACCAAGGTTCTGTTTGATAAGTTCATCGGCTAACTTTCTGACCTCGCCTACTTCCTGTGCTTGCTTTCCAATTAGCTTTTCAGCCTCTTGGTGCATCTTCACAATCTCGTCTAAACTTTTTTCCCTGTATTTCTCAGGAAGTTCATTCTTTTGCGAAATCTTCTGTTCTTCGATCTCTAACTCACCCAACTCTTCTTTGTCATCATCAACTAACATACTTTTTTCCTTTTCCTGCCGTTAATCGGTTGTAGGAGATTCAACTCGGCATAATTGCTTATGAGTTGATTTTGCGTTCAGTTTTTAACTTGTCTAAGTGGCTTTTCTCGAACTTCCCATGCGCTGATGGAAACGCTCCAGACCACCCTTCTAAGCGAAAAGCTGGCGCTGAGAGAATGCGATGAGAATCCTCACCACACTCACACTTCAGACTTGTTGCCTCATAATCAACAAATCTTTCTGTCTTATGCCCGTTTATACAGGCAAATTCATACATTCTTCTCATTTAAGTCCTCAAATGCTCTTTCGCTGACTTGTTTTAAGTTCTTCAGCCAAATAAGGATTGAATACTCACCTTTTCTGAATTGTAGACTTTTTTCATCTGCAATCGTTGCGATATTATTCAAAGGCTCTATCATTTTGTCAATATCTTCCATTAAATCTATCCATCCTTGAGTAGACATCATGTCAAATCGAGCGTCATAATAATTTTGTAGTTCAGGTGTCATACGTCTTCAGCGTCCTCAAAACCTACTTGCAACTTCAGGTCGGCATATAGACCATCCATCAGATTACCCTGTGGAGTTGGGCAATAGAAAGCGTGTTGTGCCACTTCCTGTGCGTTTGCTTGCCTAGCATCAGCATTGGCAGACACAGACACTTGGTATTGCACCTGATCCTTGTTGCCAAAGACGTTGGTGATACGGGCATAGGCGTCTGTGAATGGAACGCCTACGTTGCTTGTGGGGATAGAGATTTTCAGAGCCATTAGAAAGTTACCTCAGTTGTTTCGATTTTTGCTACCCATCGGATTGTAGTTGCCGCTGCGCCAGTAACTTCAACTTTAATGCCGCCGTTGGTGGTGTCAGCAGTAATAGCCAAAACCCAAGTAACAGCACCTGCATCCTGTGCGATAACAGTTGGAGTCACAGCCGCAACCAAAGCTGTGGACGCAGCGTTAGCGCCTCGCTTAATTACGCCTTCAAACTTCCAACCTGATGTAGTACCGCCAGCCGTGACGTTAGCAATGCAAGTGCCTTGGAATGTATAGGCACTGTTGTTGGGTAGGATTACTTGGTTGGTTGTGCCTGCGGCGCTTGAATCACTTGCAAGCCTTGTTGCAGTTGCGTCTGTGGTTTGCCGACCAAGCAGTAACGTAGCAAGTTGCTGTCTTCCACTTGTTGCAGTTATTGGAGCTAAACTTGCAGGATAAACAAAATATCCAGTTATTGATCTTGAAGTGCCGTTTGCGCCTCCAATAATAGCACCATTTGAGGCATTTGCTGAATTACTTGATCCACCCAAAATAACAGAACCAGAACCAGAGGCATTATTATTATCGCCACCAATAACAGCAGCATAACTACTATTTGAAGAATTGCTTTGACCTGCAACAACAGCAGAATAAGCACCGCCTGCTGTGTTGGTGTCTCCTCCAAATACTGAAGAAAAACCAGCATTTGCACTGTTATTACTGCCGCCAATAACAGCAGAACGACTAGCTGTTGTCGAATTGCTAAGTCCCCCAATAACTACGGAGTGGAAGTTTGCTGCGGCAACAGGACTTTGATTTGTTGAAATCCAGCCACTTGCAAGACTGCCAATACCGGGGCCAAAAGAAATAAATTCTTTTGAATAACAAAGATCAAGTGTTTGACCTTGACCTATTGTATAAATATTTGATGTAGTACCTTGTCCATTTACGTCAGATGAAAAAATATTTATTCGTTGATTATTTCCAGCAAACAATGCGTTAATAATCCTAATTTGTTTTCCTTCTATTGGGCAAGATGGCAAATATAAATTTATACCTGTTCCCGAACTTCCAGTTTTAAAATATTGGATAGGAGCGCAATCGTCTGACAAACTTATCCGAGAAGTTGTGCCGCCTGTTTGTGGTCTAGAAAAATCCCACACCTGAATTGCAGGTGTGTTTTCGGATGCAAATCCCGTAAACATTAGTAATCTCCACCAATGGCAGTTAGGTGGAAACCTGCTGCTACTGCTGTTCCAAACGTAGCGTATATACGATAGCTTGGTGCTAAACTAATATTTAAAGGCAAAATAATGTCTGGAAGTTCTGCTGTTTCAGAAACAGTTGTTGCGGACAAAGTGCGCTCAAGATAAAGTGCATTATTAGCCGCTGTACCTGTTGCAGAACCATTGTTCAACCAAATACGAATAACAGTTGCTGCATTAGAGCCAAGCGCTCTAACTTTAATAAAATCTACTCTTGAACCATTAGTTGCTTCTGCTGTTTCAATTGGGCCATAGATTGTTCCGCTAGTCAGGTCTTTAGTTGTGTTAGCAGTAACACCAGGCGTTGCCGCATTAGCCGCTGCTCCACTAACCCATGTATTAGCAGGAATTAGCGGAAAAATAGGGTTTGTATTCTGTGACATTTACATTGCTCCAATTGACCAAGATTGTAATTTAGGAATAGGGGATGATGTACCGCCACCACCAGTTGATGCGATAGTGATACCACCTGAAGAATTTGTAATTGTGATATTGCTACCAGCAGTCAATGTTGAATAGGAAAAATCAGTTCCATTACCAATTAACAATTGACCATTAGTCGGAGTTGATGCAAGACTAAAAGCCAATGTGCCACTTGTTGTAATTGGCGATCCACTTACAGACAAAAATGATGGGACTGTTGCCGCCACGCTAGTAACTGTTCCACTACCACTTGGTGTAGCCCATGTACCATCACCACGCCAAAATGTAGTAGAAGATGCTGATGTTCCACTATTAAGATTTGTAACAGGTAAATTACCAGTAACTTGTGTTGAAAGGTCTACATTTGATAGTGTTCCACCAAGAGTCAAATTGCCAGAGGATGTTACTGATCCACTTAAACTAATCCCATTGACTGTTCCTGTACCACTAACACTTGTTACTGTACCAACATTGCTTGTATAGCCACTTGGATTGCTTGATGGATATGCACCAAGATTGCTTAATGCTGTACCGGCAGTGGTAGCGCCTGTCCCACCATTTGCTATGGCAACAACGCCAGTTACGTTATCAGCAGTACCAGTTGTGTTTTGATTCCAAGTAGGAACAGTTCCTGACAACTGTGAGTAAGGCAAGCTAAGTGCGCTTAATGTTGTCAATGTGCTATTGCTAGATGCCGTAATGTTTGCGGCTGTACCAGTAGTATTTTGGTTTAATGTCGGTACATCAGCAACTTGAATAGCTGACATGACCACATCTGTTCCATTACCACGCAAGTATTGACCAGATGTAACTGCACCAGCCAACGCATCCATTGCATTTTGCCGTGTTGTCTCGCCTGTACCGCCATTGGCAAAAGCAACTGTTCCTGTGACGTTGGACGCTGTTCCTGTGGTATTCTGATTTAGTGTTGGAATATCAGAAGCAACAACAGCTCTAAACGTAGGAACGCCAGAAGAACCATTTGGAGATGCAAGTACATAGTTTGCAGTCTTACTTCCATAAGGGTTTAATGTATCTCCATAGGTAGATGCCAAACTAATAGCAGGTGAAGTACCACCACTTGAAACAATTGGAGATGTACCTGTAACAGAAGTTACTCCACCACCACCGCCTCCAGATACATAAGCTAGTGCATTCCAGTTGTCAATACCATTGCCAATTTTAATTTTTAAGGTATCAAGCTCTATTCCCAATTCACCTTCAGCAAGAAGTGGATTAGAAGAAGTCCAATCAGCCGCATCTCCACGTCTGAGTTGTATTTGAATTGCCATTAAATGCCCCCTGCATCAATAGGAGTGACCCCACCATAGATGCTAAATGGATAACCACCATCAAGATTAGCAAATGCTTGCCCGTTTTGTCCAGAAACGCCAGCAGCGCCTTGTGGCCCACGATCGCCCTTCTCTCCAACAACGTCACCAACATTTATTGTCTTACCATCGGAAAAAGTGACAACCAAAGACCCATCAAAGTCTATTTTAGTGCCAACAATGGAGACTCCATCTTCTCCATCCTTACCATCAGCACCATCTTTGCCATTATCACCATTTTTACCATTTTTACCATCAATCCCACGCTCACCTTGCGAGCCTTGATCACCTTTTTCTCCCTTGTCACCAACAGGGCCTTGTAGTTTCTTTACATCAAGGATATGGTTTTCAAGTTTAGGTAGTTGTTTATCAAGCAGAATTGCCAATGCAGACAACTTTGCATCAGTTGACGCATCTGATAGCAGTATCTGCTTAATATCCATCATTGATTAACAATACTGTTAAGAAAGTTAGTATCTTTTGTTTTTTGCTCATTCTTGTCCATGTTTTGCAATTGAACAACCTTTAACTTGTTCTCAATGTCTTTTTCTTTGAGCATCAATTCTGCAATTTTGACACGTTTGTTGAACTCTTTTTCAGCCAAAACGTCATTATCAGGCAAGTTTTTAGTGGTTGCAGCAAGTGTCTTAGCTTGGACTTCTTGAGGCATTAACTGTGTTTCAGTCAACAATTTAGCAGCTTCAGCACGATTTTGCTCTGCTTGTGTAGTTTGAACAGCAATCTGAGCCTGTGCCGCTTGCATAGCCAACTCAGCCTGTGCTTGTTGCATCTGCTGTGCTTGTGGATCAGGTTTGCTCATCTCATCCAACATCTGAATCAACTCAAATCTGTTAGACAGAGATGAATTAGCCATGATTCCTTTCAGAATGATAGGCAAAACAGGCGTATTCGGGCCAAGAGTCTGCAAAAGCGCAATGAATTGTTGTTGCTCATGCTCTCTAGCGATGATTCCAAGTGCAGCCGTGGGAATAAACTTCATGTCCACAGTAGGGTAACGCTCGGGGTCGAACTGCATATACCGATAAGCGGCTTTGGTGATGAAGGGGATCATAAAATCCTCTTGAAAGTTCACCAAGGTACGCTTGTATTTCTTGATAATCGAGGCTGTAGCCATCGAAATACCACCCTGACCCGCATCCCTAGAGACAGCAGTAATCATTCCCTGAGAGTCAAGTGTTCCTGTTGCCATCAAAAGCATACGCTCAAACTCTTTAGCAGTTGTCAAGTTAGAACCATCAGTATTGCCAAACTTGAACGGGAACAGAATCTCATTGGGATTGCCGTTTGTCAGGATTGCTTTGCCTGGCTTTACTTCAAACTTAGCACCACGAGGAAGGCGAGTAGCATCCATAGCCATCATTGGGCTAGTTGTGAGCGCTAAAGAATCTAAGTGGCTACGCACTTGGGCATCAATAGCCTTTTGTGAGTTGTAAGCCTTCTCAACAGTACCACGACCCAACAAGCGATTAGGAACTGTGTCATCCTGATAAGCAAGAATCGGTCTATCC